GTTCAAGGGGTTCGGCCAGGGCTGGGTTTCGATGTCGCCCGCGCTGCGCGAACTGGAAGCGCGGCTGCTCGCGAAGGGTCTACGTCACGGCAACCATCCGGTGCTGACGATGTGCGCCGCCAACGCGATCACCGTCAACGACGAGGCGGGCAACCGCAAATTCACAAAGAGCAAAGCGACCGGACGGATCGACGGAATGGTCGCGCTCGCGATGGCTGTCGGGGCGCAAGGCGAACCGATGGAAGACGCCCCCAACCACGAACTATTTATGGTGCTCTGATGTTCAATTTCGGCAAGCGCAAGAAGCTGGAGCAGGAGGTCGACGCGCTCCGCGCGGAGGTCAAAGCGCTAACCGGTTGGGGTACAACGCCCGAAGAGTGGGCCGAATTTTTCGGCGTGAAGCCGGCGTCGTCAGGCGTCTCGGTCACGGTGGAATCGGCCAAGCGAAGCGCGGCGGTTTACTCGTGCGTGCGCCTGATCGCGGGGGCCGTGGCCCTGCTGCCGTTGCCTGTATATGAGCGGACCATGGACGGTGGGCGCAAGGCTGTCGACCATCCGGTGTGGTGGATGCTGAACGAGTCGCCCTATCCGACGCTGACCGCGTGCAGTTTTTGGGAGTGGATGTTGGCGTCTTCGCTGATGCGCGGCGACGGTATCGCGCAAATTTTGCGTGACCGAAACGGCAACATCACCGGGTTTATGCCGATCCCGCGCCAGTGTGTGGACATCGAGGTGCGCGAAGGCCGGCTGGTTTATTTCGTCAGCGATGGCGTGTCGAACTACGGCCTGTTTGATGACGACGTTTTGCACTTTCCAGGCTTCGGTTTCGATGGCTGTCACGGTGAATCCGTGATCCGTTTCGCGGCCCGACAAGCAGTCGGCACGGCCCTGGCGGCGGATGATTACGCCGGAGAATTTTTCGCCAACGGCGCAAGCCCCTCCATTGCGCTGACTTATCCGCAAGGCGTGGCCCCGACGGCGGATCAACAGAACCTTCTGCGCGAGCAATTCACCGAGCGCTATACCGGCCAGGGCAACCGACACAAACCGTTGCTCCTGGTGAACGGCGGCAAAGTCGAACCGATCAGCCTGACGGCCGAGGATTCGCAGCTCCTGGAAACCCGCAAATTCCAGGTGGTGGAGATCGCGCGCGCCTTCGGTGTGCCCCCTCACATGATCGGAGAGACGAGCGCGTCCACGAGCTGGGGCAGTGGCATCGAGCAAATGAGTATCGGTTTCGTCCGCTACACGCTCGGCCCGCATCTGCGTCGCATCGAGCAGGAATTGAACCGCAAGCTGTGGCCGCGCTCGCCGCGCTACTTCGTCGAGTTCAATCGCGACGGGCTACTGGCCGGCGACAGCAAAACCGAAGCAGAAGTGATCGCGAAGTCGCTCGGCGGTCCTGGGACACAAGGCTGGCTTACCGTCAACGAAGCGCGCCGCCTAAAAAACCTGCCGCCTGTACCGGGCGGAGACGTGCTGTACATCACCACCAACACCACACAAGGGGCCAGCGAATGAAGCTGATGCAGCTCTTCCTAAGCAATCAAGCGGCCCCGCGTTCGGCCCGTATTGAACAGGCCGGCCGCGAAGCGACCGTATACATTTACGACATTATTGGCGGCGACTGGGGCGGTGTCGGTGCGCGGGATTTCGTCCCGCAACTGGTGGCCCTGGACGTGGACACAATTCACCTTCGCATCAACTCGCCCGGTGGCGATGTGTTCGAGGGCCGCACCATCGCGACCGCCCTGGCCCAACATCCGGCCCGTGTGATCGCGCACATCGACGGCCAAGCGGCCAGCGCTGCGACCTACGTCGCACTGGCGGCCGATGAGGTGGAGATTGCCGAGGGCGGTTTTTTTATGATCCACAACGCATGGACAATCGCCATCGGCAACGCGGACGAGTTCGTACAATCCGCCGACCTACTGCGCAAAGTGGACGCCAGTATCGTTGCCGACTACCAGCGCAAGACCGGCAAGCCGGCCGATGAGCTGGCGGCCATGATGGCGGCGACCACTTGGTTCACCGCTGAGGAAGCCGTATCGCACGGCTTCGTTGACCGGATCGCAGAAGGCCAGAAGGCCGCACGCAACCAATGGAACTTAGCGGCCTACGGCAACGCCCCCGCTGCCCTGACTGAACCCCCCGAAACAGAACCAGTGTTCGACCGCGCCGCTCTTGAGCGCCGGCTGTCGCTGCTCGAAACCATCGCGCCATAGGCCTCGCGCCATCGCGAACCCCAACCCGCCAATCGGCGGGTTTTTTTATGCACGGAGAAATGACATGACTATCCAAGCTATGCGCGAGCGCCGCAGCGGTCTTGCTATCGAGGCGCGCAAACTTCTGGACGATTCGAAGGCCGCCAAGTGGACCCCAGAGGATCAGACCAAGTATGACAATCTGACCGGCGAAATCCTGGACATCGATGCACGCATTGAGCGCGAGCAGAAGTTGCTCGATCTCGCTGCCGAGGAACGCATTCAGCACCGCGACCCGTCTGCCAAGAATGACGACCCACTGTCGGACATCCGAATCTTTGACGCGTGGATGCGTCGCGGTGAAAAAGGTTTGAGCGCTGAACAGGCGTCCAAACTTTACAACACCATGAGTACCACCACCGGTTCTGAGGGTGGTTACACCGTGCCGACCACGGTGGCGTCCGAGCTGATCGAAGCGCTCAAGGCATTCGGTGGTGTGCGTGCGGTGGCCGATCAACTGACCACTGCGCAGGGCAACCCGCTGAGCTATCCGTCTACTGACGGCACTGCCGAAGTGGGCGAGCTGCTCGCAGAGAATACGCAAGCCGCTGCGCTTGATCCGTCGTTCGGCACCGTGGGTCTGAACGTGTTCAAGTACAGCTCGAAAATCATCGCGGTGCCTATCGAGCTGCTCCAGGACAGCTCGGTGGACATCGAGGCGTTTGTGCGCCGCCGCATCATTGAGCGAATCGGCCGCATCGAGAACCAGCACTTCACGACCGGCACCGGGACCGGCCAGCCGCGCGGTATCGTGACCGGCGCGTCGGCGGGCAAGGTCGGCACCACCGGCCAGACCCTGACCGTGATCTATGACGATCTGGTCGATCTGCTCGAATCGGTGAACGAGGCGTACCAGCTCGGCGGTAATTGCCAGTTCATGTTCAGCCAGACGGTGCGCGGCCTGCTGCGCAAATTGAAAGACACCGCTGGCCGTCCGATCTGGACTCCAGGCTATGAGGCGGGCATTACTGCCGGCGCTCCTGACCTGCTGCTCGGGAAGTCGGTCGTGATCAACAACGACATGGCAGTGCCTGCCGCGAACGCGAAGTCGATCATTTACGGCGACTTCAAGAAGTACATCGTGCGCGACGCGATGGCTGTGTCGCTGATGCGCTTCGATGATTCCGCGTATGCGTCGAAAGGGCAGGTCGGCTTCCTGGCGTTCATCCGCTCCGGTGGCAACCTGATGGACACCGCCGCAGTGAAATACTACGCGCACTCCGCGACGTAAGACCCACGGGGCGGGCTTCGGCCTGCCCCGTTTTTTTACTTTGTCGAGGTGGAAATATGGCCGTAGTTAAAACCATTTGTGCCCGTGCGTTGGTGACGTTCTGGTACGAGCAAACGGAATATAAACCGAATCAATTGGTCGAGTTGCCAGCTCCGGCAATCGCCTCCCTGAAAGCGGACGGTCTTGTCGATGATGACAAGGCGGCCGTTGCCTACTGCAAACAATTCGCTGAGGCATGACCTATGCGCCTGGAACTTGTCACGCCTCCCGCGACCGATCCGGTCACGCTGGCCGAGGTGAAGACGCGCCTCCGTATTGACGGCTCGACCGATGACGCGGGGGTGCAGCGGTTGATTGCCGCCGCTACCCGATACGCTGAGACGGTGTGTCGCCGCGCGTTCGTGACACAGGTCTGGACGCTGGTGCTCGACGGGTTTCCGTGCGGCTCGATTTCCCTGCCGCTGCCGCCGTTGCAATCGGTGGACGAAATCACCTATGTCGATACGAACGGCGCAACGCAAACCCTGGCGTCTAATCAATACGTCGTGGACAAGGCCGGCATGATTGGTCTGGTTCACCGCGCCTATCAAGTGCAATGGCCGACCACGCGCGACCAACCGATGTCAGTCCGCGTCAAGTTCACGGCGGGCTATGGAGCTGCCGCTTCGATGCCGGCCGATCTGGTGTCGGCGCTGATGCTGCTGGTTGCGCACTGGGACCAGAATCGGGAGCCGGTGGTAGTCGGCACCATAA